TACTTCAAATTCCGATGATGCTTTGATCTCTATTCGATGTGTAAATAAATATACTACAGCAGTTAATGTGACTGTTTTAATTAGTTCTGGTGGTACAGATTTTTATGTAATTAAAGATGCACCTATTGCTTTTGGTGGTTCATTAGAATTAATTGACTCGGGATCAAAGATTGTAATGCAGTCAGGCGATGTTTTAAAAGTTTACGCAGATACTGCCTCTGCTGTTGATGTATTAATTAGCTATGTTGATAGCATCTCAACTTAAAGGAATTATAAATGGCATATATTGGAGTACAACCTACAGATACTTATCTAAGTATTGCTTCCCAACAGATTACTGGAAATGGGGGAGCTAATTATACTTTAGATTATTCGGTCAGCGATGAAGAAAGTTTGGCTGTCTTTGTCAATAATGTTAGGCAGAATGTATCTACCTATACTGTATCAGGCACATCATTAACACTAGGGGGAACTATCTCTGCTAGTGATAGCTGTTGGGTATTATTTTTAGGAAGAACAGTCGGCACAAAGACACCCGCAGTCGGTTCTGTTACTAACGATATGTTAGCGGGAAGTATTGCTACTTCTAAGTTAGCTGACATTACTGCAAACGGATTAACAAATATAAATTATCAAACTTTTACTTCATCTGGAACTTACACACCAACAACAGGAATGGCATTTTGCGAAGTTTATTGCACTGGTGGTGGTGGAGGTGCAGGAGGTACAGACGGAGATGATACCTCTTGTTCTTTAGCATCTGGTGGTGGTGGAGCAGGTGGAACAGCTATTAAAATTTATTCAGCAACAGAGATAGGTGCATCAGCAACAGTCACTATTGGCTCTGGTGGATCTGGTGGAAATGGTGCTACTAGTGGTTCTAGTGGTGGAAATTCTACATTTAGCCCTGCAGGAACAGGAGGAACCCTTACAGGTGGTGGCGGTAATGGCTCATCTGGTTTTAATGCAGGTGGTGATGAAGCCAGAAGGGGTGCTGATGGTGGTGGTTCATCTGGTGGTGATTTAAATTTAAGTGGTGAACACGGGCATCATGGCGAAACAAGTAATGATGGAGTTATTGGTGGAAACGGAGGTAGTTCATTTTTTGAGAGAGGTGGATTGGCTAGTGATAGAGCAAGAACCAATGGTTCTGGTTCAACAGGTGTTGCGGGAAGCAAAGGTTCTGGTGGTGGTGGAACAGTAGTAAGAAACGATACAGGAACTTCTACTGGTGGTGCAGGTGGCTCTGGTTTCGTAGTAGTTAAGGAGTTTATAAATGGCTAAAGTTTGTATTTTAAATAAAACAACTAATGTTGTTGAAGATATTGTTTTAGTAGATGATTTAAATAATATTCCAGATTTCATCTATAATGAAAATCAAAAGATAGCAACTGACCATACAGGCGAGATTGGTGATACTTGGAATGGGAGTTCTTATGATAATATTAGAGATAATACAGATTTAACCTATTCACAAAATCAAATTGATAAGAAAAATTCAGCAAGACAAAAACTTGTTGATTTAGGATTAACAGTAGATGAAATCAAGGAGGCATTTGGTATCTAATGGCATTATCAACAATACCTTTTAGTGGACTAGGTGCAGACGCATCTAAGCAAGGGATTAACTTCCGTAACCTCATCATTAATGGTGATATGTCTATTGCACAAAGGAGTACTTCCGTAACTGGCTCAACATCAAGTGGTTACTTAACAGTAGATAGATGGAATTTTGCTAGAGTGGGAGGAGCTACTTTTAGTCATTCACAAACTACAGATGTTCCAACAGGACAAGGTTTTGCTAATTCTTATAAAATAGAAAGCACAACAGGAGATGGTGCTATGGGTGCTTCGGAGTTAAATCTTCTCGCTCATTATTTTGAAGCACAAAATTTAAATAGTTTAAAATGGGGAACAGGTTCTGCTGAAAGCGTTACTTTATCTTTTTGGGTAAAGGCAACTGTAACAGGAACTTATATTGTAGAGTTTTATAATAATGATAATTCTGGCGACCAACTTTCTGCTTCTTATACAATTAACTCAGCTAACACTTGGGAAAAGAAAACTATCACTGTTGTAGGTTATACAAGTGGTGCATTTGGTAATGATAATAATACTGGTATGCAAATTAACTGGTGGTTAGGTGCGGGTTCTGATTTTCAATCTGGAAGTTTGACAGGAACTTGGAGAACATATGCAGACGGAAATAGAGCAGTCGGTCAAGTCAATACTTTTGAAAATAATAACAATACTTTTTATCTCACAGGAGTACAACTAGAAGTCGGTACATCTGCTAGTGATTTTGAGTTCTTACCTTTTGATGTGAATTTACAAAGGTGTCAGAGATATTTTGAGCAAAGTTTTGCGTATGGTACTCCTACAGGTACAGCCACTGGTACTGGAGCAACAAGAGTTCCAGGTACAACAGATGGTAGTTCAAATATGACATTTAATCAAACATTTAGAACTGTTAAAAGAGCAACGCCTACAATCACTGCATATCAAGATGGTGGTAATTCAGGACAATGGAATTATTCAAGAAATGGTGCTTCAGGACAATTATCTTCTAACAACTGGACAACTAATAACAAACAAGTAGGAATATATTTTACTTTCGGTTCTGGTTACAATTGGGGTGCTGGTTTAATTGAAGGTCATTGGGTAGCAGATGCGGAGTTATAAATGATACAAACAGTAGAAAAAACATACGATATAGATAATAACCATAATGGTTATAGAGTTACATTTATAGACGGAACTATTAGTAATGTTCCTCACGATACAGCAAACCGACACTACCAAGCAATCCAAGAATGGGTAGCGGAAGGAAACACCATTACAGATAATGGGGGTGGTGAGTAATGGCATATATCGGTAGAGGAACAGAAAACATATCCAATGTAGAAGTTTTAGATAACTTAACATTTAATGGTTCAGCAAGTTACACCTTACAGAAATCCTCCGTAAACTTTGTACCTTCTAGTGCTAATAACTTATTGATTAGTATTAGTGGTGTGGTGCAACAGGGGAACTTCTCGGTCAGTGGGAGTACGATTACCTTTGATACCACTGTATCGGGAAGTGATACTTGTGATTGGATATTACATTATGGTACAGGGTTAATTACCACTGTAGCAGACGGAGCGATTACCGAAGCGAAGTTAGGTAATGGTGCTGTAACATATGCAAAGACTGACGGAAACTTTGGTAAGATTGCTCAAATAGTTCAAGATACTTCTATGGCAGTAACTAGCACGACAAGTTCATTTCCAACATTTGTAGATACAGGATTATCAGTAAATATAACTTTATCATCAACAAGTTCTAAAGCATTAATTTTAGTGACTGAAGCAGTAGGAAGTTCTGGTAATGATTTTATTGCTACTCATTTATATAGAGATTCAACTGCTATTGGAAATTATCATCAATACACACCAAGAAGTGCCACAGGTGCTGATTTAATTCAGCACGGAAGTTATCACTATTTAGATAGTCCTGCTAGTACAAGCACTATAAATTATTCTGTTAAATTCTGTAATGGTACAAGCACTGCTACTTGTTATCACGGAGGTAGAAGTGGTGCATCAAGTTTTAATATGATTAACGTAATGGAGGTACTAGCATAATGCCATTAATCCGATTAAATAATCAATCAATCAGTTCTGTTACTGCTTTGCCTAGTGGTGTTGGTGGTAAGGTTTTACAAGTGCTTCAAGTAACATCATCAACAGGTATCAATATTTCAAGTAATAGCTATACAGATATTTTAACATTAAATTTCACACCTAGTGCAACATCTTCTAAAGTATATTTAATGGTTACTTGTCCGACAAGAAAAAGAGATTCAGCAACTGGTGATAATTCTCTTGGTATTAGAATAACAAAAGATGGAAGTAATCTTGTTGATTTCGGAAGATATATTGCTTGGAATAATAATCAAGACCCATACGCACAAGAAACAGCAAGTATGAATTATTTAGACAGTCCAAATACAACTTCTCAACTAACTTATGTGATGCAATTTAGAAGTATGAATGCTGGTGGCGTTAATGTTAATCATGATGATTCATTTTCATCACTTACAGCTATGGAAATAGCGGGATAAATTTAAAAGGAGAAAACAATGACAGACATAGCACAAGCAATACAATCTCTCAACAAAAAGGGTAACAATACCCATGAGTTTGTTGTCAGAGGTGAGCCAACCAATGAAGCAGAATACAACAGTAATGTTGATTATGTTTCAGGTGCAGATGCTAATGGTACTGCTATCTTCTCTGATACAAAGCCTTATACATGGTCAGAAGTCAGTGCTGAGAAAGCCTTACTCCAGACTGAGTATGACAACAATCAGTATCAAAGAGATAGAGCCAGTGCTTATCCTTCCTTACAAGACCAGTTAGATATGCAATACTGGGATAGTGTCAATGGCACTACAACTTGGAGTGATGCGATAGCACAAGTTAAGTCAGACCACCCGAAACCATAAATGAAATATTTAGCATTGGTATTATTTC